CAGGTGATGATAGTGAACCAGATGTGTAAAGTGAATAAGAATCTCCACTCAACTTTCTACCAAATCCATACCTACTTAAATCTAATAAATCTTTACCATCTTGTGTTTCCCAACCTAAAGATTTAATCAAATTAAAAATTAAATCTTTTGAAAATCCATCTTCTAAATCCAATCTCCTATCAGATACATCAGACATAGCTTTTATATATGTCCACAACTCATCAAAATGTTGACCAGTCATATCCATAAAATCTAAAAACTGAATATTTTGAGAATTGCTTCGTACATGGTCTGGTAAAAGATTAGTTAAACGGTTACCATTTTCTTGGTCATAAAATGAAGCACTATATATTTGACCTGTTTTACTTGACTTTGAACCATACCATGTTGTAAAATCAGAATGTGAAGAACTTACAGGTTTGTATGGGTCTTCATAAGTTCCACTACCAGTTTTAGGCCATGATGCATCATGAAATTCACCCATAGAACTTGTAATATAACTTGAATTTGTATTATAAAGATACTTTTCATATCCATCAAAATTAGTTTTAATATCTCTTATATTATCGTGATGTATTTTTTTATCAACTTCACCATTTGTAACTCCAACAAAAGATGCACTTAATGCAGTTTCCTTTTCAATTTGTTCTATTTTATATTTAAAGTTTTTTAATCTTTTTTCAGCAGAAGAAAAATTGATAAAGTTTTCATATTGAGAATAATCTATACTCAATTCAGCTGGTGTTTCTTTTAAAAATTTATCTTCTATTTCATCTTTTAATTGTAAATCTGATGAGACTAGATCATCATAATTTTTTAGTTCAACTGATCTTTTTGTTATAACTGATTCTTCTGGAAAACTTTCTTTTGGTATTAATACTTGAAAGTCTTCATCTTCTTGAGCATAACCAACTAACTCTACTGTTTCTGTTAGAGCTGGCAAAATTTCTTTAGCAACATAAACTTGATTCATTTCAGTTATATCATCTGGTAACGGTTCGTATGTTTTATATAAAACTGAATATGGTACATTTTTCATTGTTTTATTATCTGTTTTAGCATTAATTACTAATGCTCTTTTATCTTCTTCAAAATATAAAAAAGTATGTAAATCAGTTCTGTCAATTACCTTATTTTTAAGTGTCCAGTTTGTGTGTGCTACATCAGGATTAAAAATAATATTATCGGTATCGTTAGTCATGCCAAGTTGACCAATAACATCATTAAAACTAAAATCTACGTGTATCATATTTTGATGTATATCATTTATGGTTGCTATATAAGGTGCATATATTGGAGTGGTTATATGACCAGGTAGACCTGGTGTTTCGGTTGGATTTTGGTAATTTTCATTATCTTCACTTAATCCAAAATTAGGTACAGCTAGAAATTCTATGGAATATGTTCCTGCTACTTCAAGTTGATCATGGTAGTACCACATAAATTCCACCTCTATTGACATATTATGTATAACATCTTGATTTTCTATATATTGATATAAGTCGTTTAAGGTGTATTCAAATAGTCTTGAGTCTGGAGGGTTTACATCTAAATTCTCTTCATCAAAATATATCTTGCCTGTAGTATCTTTTTGGTTTCCCTCTACAAGCAAATTAAACCTTACCGCTCCGTCATTATAATATGTTATGTCACCTTTGTGCTCAATGTCGATATTCCATGCTGGTAGAGCAGATACTACAATAGGTTCATGTAGTCCTACTCTATAATCAACACCAGTATCATATAAACCAGATATGATTTGAAAATCAGAAACCAGCTGGCCCGCCGCAGATTCATACGTAACAGTACCATTACCATCACCGTTTCCATCACCATTTCCATCACCATTTTCATCACCGTTTTCACCAACACCAACTGGATTAAAATAATTGTCTGGATTAGTTTGATCATATCCTGCTATTAATTTAGCGTCTAAAGGTAATTCTATATATGGTTTAATAGCCATCTATCGTCTCTGTGTCTCTAAAAAACAAGGAATGTGTATATAACTACTCCTACCTAAATTCTGCTGTATCACCCGTAACTTAATACCCATACGAGCACCATCACTATGATATGTAAATGCAAATCTAAGTTTAACCATTGGTCTAGGTGCACCTTCTGCACGATCATCTGGACCTGGAACTGTACAAATCGCACCCATATTACTAATAACATTAGCATTAGGTTGGGCCCACACCACATTATCATCATCCTGCATTCCAGTCATTAAACAAACGTTCACAGCACCATCATCGTAATATGTTTCAGGATTAGATGTCGGAGCTCCAGCTTCTAATGGATTGAAATCGCCTGAATTACTAGCTCCACTTTTCCAATTACGCCAACCACTAAACTCCCATTCGTAAACTGTTGTTACATCGGGCAATGTTGATGTGCTTTTAATTGTAACAATAATTACATTGTTTTGGTAATCTTTTGGGTGATTATATTTCACAACTGCCCAATCTGGATCGTGTGTATCATATATGTTCTGCATATACCTAGTACCTTTTGCTCTAATAGAATTTTGATTAAGAGTACCAGCATTTGCTAGTAAAACAGGATCTTCCAAATACAAGACATCATCTTCAATCCCTTGATTATCAAGTCCTCTGAATGCATTATAAGCATAATGTTGTGTAAGGTCACCTAGTCCGCCACTAGAATTAGCCACATGGGTAGCCGAGTCTTGAGCAGACACTTCAAATTTTGCTTGTAAAGCATCTAAATCTTCGGTAATAATTTCTCCATGTATCCCTGATGTTCCATTTCCCCCAATATGTGATATACCACTTGGTACATAACCGGTTATAATAGCATTTGGAAATATTACTTTTCCACCAATCATATCTCTAGACAATCTAACATCACTATTTTCAAATTGTAATGTTTTAGAATCACCTTTACTCTGGTTAGTATTTTCAGTATAAAATGATAATTTCGCATCATCACTTTCATCTGACCTAAGAGTTTTTGTTCTTCTATGTAAATTATAAAAATTTCTTAAATAAGTAACATCTCTGATAGTTTGAGGTATTAATCTCAGTTCAGTTCGTGAATTTGATATTTCATGTATAAAATATTTATTTTCTTTTATAAACAAACTTTTTCCTATCTCATTTGTATCAATGTCACCATTAACAACATTACCACTCACATCGGTTATAATAGTTTCATTTGAACCAGCCAATTTTCTTAAAAAATTATATTTAACTTTAAATCTACCCCTATCATAACCCATCTTTCTTAAAATTGTACCAGTTTTTATTTTTATCCCCTCTACTGCATTCCAATGATAATAATCTGAACCCTGTACCGTACCAGATTCTAAGAAATTATCATTAACATCATAAATAAAAACTTGAATAAAATCATTTGGATTATCACCAAAATACCCACCTAGATAAGCATTAGCTGGTGCATCATAATTTATTGGTTCATCTGTTATTAATAATTCTCTGTCTTTTTCATTAAGATAATCTACTTCTGATTTTAATTGTGGTAAAATTGCTGGTTTACGTTCAATAGGAACAGATACCCATTCTGGTGCTGTCGTCCCATACGATTCCTCATCACCATCATAAGGATTGGTAGGTTCTACCCATCCTTCTTCACCTGGTTTTGGACTATCCTCAGAAATATCTCCTGTATAATCGTCTGCTGCTACTCCCATTATTCTACCGGCTCCCCATCTGGTATTTGATTTATAATATCTATTGGTTTTTCTTTTAATTTAGCAAAACTAAAACCAGAACCATAAAAAGTTGCTAAATCTGGAAATATTCTTTTTTGATTTTGTTCTATTAACCATTTTCTTACGTCACCTGGTTTATTTACCATAATAAAATCACCATTTTGTATATCATCAGGTAAAGTCTCTGCAACTTCCGTAGGACTTAATTCAGATATAACTCTGTTAATTGATTTTAAACCAACTTCTTCTTTATTTATTTTATTTAAAGTTCTATTTTGTATAGAACATGCTTCATATTGAAATAACTCTTCAAACGTTATATATCCAAGTGCTTCCACAATTGGTCTATTTAAAGCAGTTTCAAGATTTCGATATGTTGGATTCTGTTGTAATTCTGCGTCTTCTATACCAAAAGTACTATCTATATCTTCAAATGAATAAAATATGTTATTATCATCTCTAAATTTAGTTTTTGCACGATGAATTAACTTAGAAAAATATTCACCTCTAAGTTTTTCTATATGATTATTATAGAATCCAACATTTACTAATTCTTCTTTTGTATAAGGCATTATTGTGTTACCTTGAATGTAAATCCCTCATTATAATATTGGTCTATTTCATCAGCTCCACTACCACTTGAAACTCTAAATTCCAACCTATAATATCTTTCAGGTTGATACCCATCTAACCAAAGATTGAAATAATTACCATTACTATCACAACTCAACTTAGAACCACTACCATAAGGTACGACTACATCATCTGTTTCAGCATCAAGTATTGAATAAAATGATGAACCACTTGGCAATGTCTTCACAGTTAAATTTGAAGGTGTTGTTGAATATGTTTTTGCAGGAAACCTTTCTCTACAAACTAATCTAAATCTTACCTTTGATTTTTCTTTATATTCAGGTCTTAAACCTTTCATATAAATTACGGAATCCTCTAAATCTGAACCAGTTATTTGTGTTAATGAACCTGTTGTCCATCTAGAATCATCCCACACAGTCTCCAATGTTGGTGGATATTTTGTATGTGTATCTGATGAGAAAAATGATAGATTACCATAACGTGTAGTACTTCCCTCATCAGCAGAACTATTTAAATTACCAATACTACCACTTCGTTTTATCATAAAACCTTCATTAGGTACATCTTGAGTTAACCACTTATTTACAATATCAGTAACGTTAATTCTCATATCAGTAGTACTGTGTCCGATAGAATGTGAAGCTTCATATCCACTTCCACTATACCAAGTTCCACCAGATGCACTTACCGATGGCTCCCATTGTGATCCATCCGTTTCACCATCCTTATAATACCAACTAGCACCCTCTTCTGTTACTGGATTATCATAAGAACGACCTTCACCCATTATCCATGAACCACTAACAGGATAAGCATATAAACTCTGAGAAGTGGCTAAATTTGATGAGTTTGCATCAAATAAATTTAAATAGAATGTTGGATTAACAATAGTTCCATCAACAATAGATGATGATATAGAACCAATATTAAATTTTACTAAAACACGAGACACATTTACAGAATCACCTGTATCACTAACATCTTTTCTTATTTCTAATACTTCATCTAATCCAGCATTTAAACTACTACTTGCTTGATATAAAGTTGTGTCTTTCTCAGCGAATGTAAAATAATGCATTTATCTACTCCCTCACTCCTAAATTATCACCTAGTACTTTTCCTTTAATATCTGTGTTAGGAAATTTAACTTCAAATATACTTGGATCTAATGCTGGATATAAAATACCACCTCTTAATGATGATTGTATATCATAAAAATTACCAGAGTAACCTTTACTAGTTTGATATTTGTTTTCTATTACTATCGGTAAATTATTTTCATTATTCTCTTCAGGATTTACAACAGTTGCTACACCATCAACTAAGGATAATTCATATACCAAATCAGCAATAACTAAAGGTTGACCAATTTGCCATCTATCAATATCAAAGAAATCTTGAACTACAGATACACATCGTAATAATACATCATTCTTGTTAAAACCAATTTTTGTTAATATTGAAAAATTAACACCTATATTAATTATGTATGCATCTTTAATATTAATTGCATCAGTAACTAATCTATACTGTGATAAATACGTTTTTAAATTTTGTTTAGTGGTTTGTGATAAGGGTGCTAATTTTTTGTTACTATCAAATCCAAGAGTATACATATTCATTGCTAATGGATTTGGTATATTATTAACTTGTAAATCTTTTAAACTTTTACCCAAATCATCCATTGTTATGTCTCGTTCTAAATTCTCGGCCATTCCAATTTGACTAAGTTGTTCATCTTGTGACATATGAACTTTAGCAACTGTACCATATTTTGCTGGTAAAGAATAAGCTCTTATAATATAATCATTTTTAGTAACTGCTCTTTGTTGTGATTGGAAATACCCTAAAGCATTTTCTCGTGTTTCTTTAACAGTTTCACCTGAAGAACCTCCTGTAGCTGGTTTCGAATTTGAAAATCCAACAGAATCTTTTGATTGTTGAATTAACGATGTAGATAATCCAGCATCACTTATTGTAAAACTAATAGAACTCAATTCATTTATTTCACCAACGTTAACATTATCATCAACACCACCACCATACGAATACTCTATTGTTAGAGTTGTATTAGCTGGTGCCATTCCAAATGTACTTGTCTTTAAAAAATTAGATGGATCAAAAGCACTAGTCAAATAAGTAGGACTACCTGGTAAACTCGAACCAACATTTGTAGGATTTGGAATAATCTCTTCATCAGGATTATCTGATATGCCAGCTCCAAACCTTAAAACTGTTTGTTCATTTTCATCTATATATGTTGTAAACCTTCTAGAAACTCTTTTAAGTTTTAAAATATAAGCAACTTCTCCTTGGTCAATAGTAGAAGATGGATCATTATCATAATTATTTTCCACCTCTTCAAATATAGTATCTCTTGCTAAAGAATCTACTTCATACCATTTATTACCATCACTATCTGTAACTGAAAGTATTTCAATAACGTTGGCAGTACCTAATTTAATTTGTGTATATTTTTCTGCTGATCCAAAATCAAAATACTCTGTTGTTATTTGTCCACTTCTAGCTTTTACTTTCTTCTTTAATAAATATTTTGTAGGAACACCGCTGTCCGTTTCAAATATTGTAGTATCCCTAGGATCATAAGAACTAGAAAATTTGAAATTACAATCATCAAGTGTTCTAAATGTTGTTCCATTAGAAGTTGCATTTATTTGAGTACCAGCATTTATAGTAAGTGCATATCTATAATCTGGTAAACCATTTAATGCAGGTACAGTATGAAATGCATCCAAAACTACATCTGCAGCTGCAGTTGTTTTTGGTTTATATCCAAATGATTGAGCTATGTTATACACATTTCTTTTTTCTTCAGCATACGCTAATAGTGATTCTCTAAATTGAGAATCAATATAATAAGAAAGAACGTCACCAACATATGATGCCATTTCTATGAACATCATACCAGGTGATGCTTCATTAAAATCATTATATGTATTTGGAAAATATTGTTTAGCAAATTCTATAAGATTTGATTTAAAATCACCAAAATCTTTATTTAAATAATTTACTGATTTTACTGTATCTTTTTGTATACTTGTACGTGCCATTTTATTTTCCTATTAAGGTTGTATATCAGTTGTAGTAGTAGTGTCTGGATCTAAAGATGTAGTATATGATATTCTAACAACTACTTGACTTTTATCTTGATTTTTAACTAAAGTATCAACTTGTGTTATATTAATATATGGTAACCATATACCTACTGCTTTTCTAACTTCACCTTCAATTTTTTCTGGTAAATCTTCATCTATTTGTTCAAAACAAAGTTCTTTTAACCTACAACCAAATTCTGGATTACCAGGTCGTTCTCTTAAACTTGTTAACAATAAATTTTCTAAATTGTATTGTGATTGTTCTAAAGAAGATTTAGTCATTGCAAAATTATTATTACCATCTGCACGAATAGGAAAAGACATTCCAACAAATGTTCTAGGATCTATATCTATTTCTCTAGCACTTCTTGGCATTATCCAAGTCCTCCTTTACTCTTCTTTTCAATAGCTTTCATTAAACCACTATAATCTCTTGTTAGTGCATTTGTTACGTGTTCTGGAACATCATTAACAGATTTACCAGCTTTCTTTATAGTATCTACTGCTACCATATCTCTTCGTGCTTCTTCAGGTTTACCATACCCCATCATTTCTGCCATTCTTGTACTATCAAAAGCTCCACCACCTAATGTTGGGTATTCTTCCATTTCACTTTGCTGTTTACTTAATCCAACAGTTTCATTCAGAACATCGTTTAAAGATTTATTTTTTGTGTATTTTACTTTTTTCTTTTTAGGTTCTGTTTGTCCATATGGTATAACATCAGCTAATTGTGGTTCTGAAGTTTTTTGTTCGTTAATAAATATCTCATTTATTTCTTTTTTGATTTCTCTACGAACAACTTCTCGTATTATTTTCACTAACTCTTTTTTAGTCATGATAACTCCTATGCTGTTTTTACTATGCTACTTAAATATGTAGCTGTTTCTATTGATGTTTGTAATTTTACGTTTACCTTTCCCAACTCTACATTCTGCTCAGATAAAGATTTCATTTCTTGTACTGATTGTGGTGTCTGTGGATTTAATGCCACCAAAGTTGCTATTTTAGCAGTGTTTGTAGCTATGGTCGTATTATTTTGTGCTATTGTTCCAGTAAACACTTCGTCTAATAATTCCTTTAATTTATTACCAAGTACAACAGGTTCTATTTCAGTATCAACTGAACTACCCAATCTAACATCATCTCCACTAATAAATATACCGTTTGATTTTATTAGTACTTTTTTACCGCTAATTTGCTGACCATCAAATAAATCAGACATCCCACTTGATAATAAATATAATGAAGTATCATCTGAATCAATACTTTCATTTCTAAAAAATCCATCTGACTCATCAACATGAGTAGATATTTTTATTTTTGGTGTATTGTTATCTCCATCAAAATGTAACGCTTGACCAAATCTTCCTTCAAATACAATAGAACCCTCACCAACTTGTATTGATTTAACTTCTTTACTTTGAAATGTTTTTCCAAACTTTGTATCTTTATCATACACACCACTTGCACCAGGCATAGAGTTTTCATTAACCTTACCAGTTCTATTTATTATATCAGTATAATAATATTGACCTTGATATTGTACACCAACTACGTGCTCACCAACTACTGGAATAACAGTTATATTAGCCTTTAATGGTCTAACGTCAATAACCTCTATTTTACTATTTAAAAATACACCTGTAACACTACCTCTGTGTCTAATACCATTTAAGTTTACACTTTTAACTTCAAGAGCTTCTGCTTCATAAAAATCATATTGTTGTTCAGTAATTCGTTTATTAACTAAAGAATTTATTCTTGGCCAAGTAGCAAATCCAACAGGTAGTGAAGTATCTGTTTTTTTATTATTAAACCTTTTCCAAGCCATTAATTTATCCTATCAGAATTTTCTATTTTAGAATGTATCTTATCTGATTCTGTTTGTATATCTTTTATGGTATCTTCTATACCAGAAAGTAGTTGTTCTTTTTCAGTTTCAGATAAACCAAACTCATCTTCAGAACCAGCTTTACCTTCGGCAGAAATAAGTCTTTGAACAATACCAGCCATCTTAACAAGCTGGTCATCGTTCTTGACATTGATTTCAAGATACTCTTTTATCATTGGAACTATTTGTACTGCGGTATCACCATCCTTAATAAACTGAACAAGTTCTTTTGTTAAGATATCAAGTTGTTTTCTGTTATATTCTGTGTTTTTATAAATGTCCTCGAAAAGTGATGAT